GATCCAGAGAATCGCGTTTTTCGCCTGTTCAATATCCGGTTGCCACTTTGCCCAATCGATTAGGCTCTTACCGCCTTCTTTCCAGGTTTTGTAATCGTCGTACAACAATGCGATGGCGATAGCCAGCCCGGTAATAATGCCGATAGGCGATGCCCAGAACGCGCTGTTTAACACTCGAATAGCGACCGCCAGCAAGCCCAGAAAGCCGATCAGCTTCTTGCTCTCATCGCTGAGACCTTTCCACCAGTCCATCAGGTCGCCAACAGCCTGCACAGCCCGGTAAGCCATCTGACCGAACACACCGGCAAACCACAGAACTCCTTTGACAACTTTGGTGATGGTGTCCTCAATTTTGGGAAAATTCTCGATAACTTGCCGGCGAAAATTGTCGAGCGATCCCGCCAGCCCATTGGCAAGATTGGAGCCGATTTTATCCCGCGCCATGCTGGCCATCAGACCAAAATCGCGCAGCGACGTCATGAATTTATTGGATGATACGGCGGCCACATCAGCATTGAAGCCAATCGCCTTCGCCATCGCCGTGTATTCGCCGCTGAACTGCCCGAGGCCGCGCCGCATCGCCAGCAGCGTGTTTTCATCAATGCCGAGCATCTGCGCGTACTGATTGGCCCGGTAGTACGGCATTTTGCTGAGCTGAGTGCCGACACCGGTAAAGATAGACGCCATATCGCGCATATTGCCGCTGGCGTCCCGCGTCTGGACTCCCAACCGGTTCAAGAAACCCTCACCGCCAGGATTATTGCGCATGAACCGCGCCATACCCTCCAGCGCGTTCTGGGCGGCGGCTGCGCTGCTGCCGGTTTGCGAGGCGGCATAACCGATGGCCTGTATGCCCGCCACCGTGGCACCGGTGCGCTGCGATGACCAATAGAGCTGATCCAGGCCGCTGGCAATCTTTGCTGTGAACAACAAAACGCTGGCTGCAGCACCTTCTGCGGCCAGTCCGAGCTGGATGACGTTTTTAGTAGCTCCAACTACCGCCGCCTCAAATTTACTGTAGCCTGCGCCGTCAATCTGGAAACCCAACGAAATCAGAAAATCTTTTAGGACATTAACGTTCATTGGCGTCTCTCCAGCGGTCTACGCGGGCGCGGTTGTCTTCTTTCATGTCGAGGTAATCATTCAGCAGGGCAATATCAAACAGGTCGATGGCGCCGCTTTTGACTTCAGCCATCGAGGTCATGCCGGCATCTATCGGGCGCAAAATGTAGTCCTCGCCGCCTGGCAGACTGTCGAGTTCTACGCCGACGGCGGGGCCGAGGTCTTGTTGTCTGGGCGTCCTTGAAAAAAATTTCCAAGCGAATCCCCCACAACTTTGCCGACGATTTGAAGAATATCCATCATGTCCAAATCATCAAAATTGATGATCTTGTTTACCCGGTCAAACACCGGCGTCCAGTTCGCTCCATGCTGGCGGCTGGCCACCGACAGGCACGGGAACAATATCGCGTTTAAATCTTCATCAGACAGATCAGCCATGGATTGCGCTATTTTTGGCAACATTTCCCCAAAGGGCGGTAAAACCAGCTTGGGCGCTTCATCATTTTCTGAGTCTGGCTTTTCCTCCGTAATTAATTTTTCACCTGGCTTTAGCTCTTTTAATAAACCCGCCACTACCGGCAGCAATTTGCGGGAAACTTTGAGCTGGTCAAAGACGCTCAATTTTGCGGTGCGGTACTGGTTGCCCTTGAGTTCGAATTCCATCATTTAAAATGTCCCCAGAATCTGGTCGATTTTGCCACAGTCGAATACCCACGAAACGGTTGTGCCGTCTTTCGCGTTGGCATGATCAGGCTGTTTCTGGAATGCGACGGAGCGGGCTGTCGTGATGTCGCCTGACGCACTGTTACGCACGACAATGACGTTATTGCCCCAGAGCGCGGACGAGAGGGTTTGCGCGTTATAGGCAATGGAAAGTTTCTGATTGACCGGCGAGGTTTTTAAAAGCTGAACCGTGATAGTGCCTGATTTTCCGGCATGCAGACTATGCATCACTTCACCGTCTGCGCCGACAGTCATCGTGTTTTTGGCCTCAGCCATGGTGACTGTAATACCTTCCTGCGAGTTGGCGGAGCCATACCCCAGATCGATAATGCCAGTCGGGCCAGTCAGCGACGCACTGACGTCTACAAAACTGTAAGTACCCATTGATTACCTCACCACATTGATTTGCACATCAGAGTAATGAACCGCACCGGCCAGCTTACAGGCCACCTGAATCAGCGGTGCCTTGCGAGCCTCGCGATCCGCCTGCGCCTGGCTGGCCACCGGTGCGCCGTAGGCGTAATACCCCTTAGTCAAAGTGTCACCAGGTGATAACGCACCGATAGGGCCGCCATTCCACACACCAGGCGCCACCAGCCCATTAGTGACCGACTGATCCATGGACGCCTCGACGTTGGTCAGTAATCGGGTCACGCCGGCATCGGTCTGCGGAATTTTGGTTGTCGAGGTGTACATCAGGTTATAAAGATTGGTCTGAACATAATTTTGCAGCCAGTCCAGGCCCTGGCGCTCGTCGAAAAAGTCGCCGTTCGCCATCACGCCTTGCTGCAGGATGGCCGTGTCGTTGGAGTAATAGACATAGACGTTGGCGTTCTTGCCATCGATCGCCGCCGCTTGCGAGCTGGTCAACGATTCATAAGTCACACCCGGTTCAGTCTTGAATTTCAGCGTGATAGTGGTGTTGCTGCCGGTAAAATCAACGGTAAAGGCCCGGCCAAACGCCGAGATAGCCGCATACAGGCTTGACGTGGAATACTGCGTGAAAGTGCGCGCATAGCCGGCCGCTTTGAGTTGTGAGGCCAAATCTGTTGTGACGGCGGATTGCAGCGTTGCCGGTTCGGCAGTCGTTACACCAAAAATCCGGCTCAGGCTATCAGCCTCGATAGCTGCGGCCACTGCTAACACATCCGTGTCAACCAGAGAAACGGTATCAGCCGCCACCAGGCCATACCAGCTTGTGAAATTCTGGCAAGCGGTGACGGACTGCAATAAAGTTTCGATGGCACCGGATTCGGCGGCCGCCAGCGTTTTCGCCCAGCGCCCGATATAGACTTGAGTCGGTTGCGGCGATTGCGAAAAGTAAATGGTTGCCGCTTCGTATTCAGGACTTTCAACCCCGAAATCAGTGCCGATATCTTTAGGAGCCGTATAGAGCCGGATACGCTCGGTCAGCGGGATAACGGTCGATGAACCCAGAATTAATAGCGAGCCGAAATTACGGCCCGTCGCCGCCGTGGGCGACATAATGACGTCAACGTTGGCCACGTTGGAAACAGGTAAGCCCTGTGTCATGGTTTATTCTCCGAAAAAGGTGACTGGCGCGCTCAACAGCGAATTGATGCCATACGAGCGGATAATTTTGCGGCGTAGCGTGATGTGCAGATCGTAGCGGCGCACCCATTGGTTATTAATCAGCTCGGGCAGGTTCATGATCTGGCTGCAATCCTGAAACGTCATGCCAACGGCGTTCAATTCAGTATTGTTCTGCGCGACCTGCATGCCGTCCCTGAATTGCGTCGCGGTCGTTAGCCCCTGCGGGCCGTAAAAACTGCAATTCAGGTCGATGGATTCGAAAGACCATTGCTGGACTGATGTGTCGCCCTGCTGCACGTACGCCGGATAGCTGTCCTCCTGCACAATCCCAACGCCGAACGCGCACCAGGTTGTTCCGTTTTTGGGGATCTCCGGCTGCGGGTCGGTCCATTGGGGTAAAACAACGCTTTTATCCAACCCTGTTAACCCGCGTATCCAGCGACTAATTAGCCGTTCCAACGCCTCATCGTAAACCGGCGCGTCGCCGATGGGCGTCAGATAACCCGGCGTCGTGCTGTCATTGCCCATCGACATAATCCATCAGCTCGCAATGAGCCTGCACAAGTCCGGCGCCATAGGTGGTGTAAGGGTCAATCAGCGTCACGCGGTATCGGGCGCCCTGATACGTCACGATGTCCGCGTCATAACCGGGTTTGCCCTCGGTAAGCTGAAACTGCGTCACGATGAGGATGGCGCCGTTGATATTCTGGCCGGCGGCCATGCGCTTGGCCTGCATTGACCGGTCAACGGTAACGATGCCGGCAAACGGAATAGTTTGTTGCGCATTTGCGACAAAATTGTCATCATCTGGGACCTGCAATTGCCGATAGCAAACCAGCGTTGAATCAACGAAATCGGGGTCCAGGAAGATTTCTGAAACATCAAGTTGTGGCATTTTTATCCCTCACAACATAGGTTATAGATCGCAGCAAAATCCCTTTGTCATACAGAGG